ACCGCAATGACTCAATCGCGCGCTGGTCAGCTGGGGTGACCTGGGGTGAGCTGCTGGGGCCCGATGGGTGGACAGAGCTGGGCAGGGTGGACAGCTGTGGCTGCCCGGTGTTCACCAAGCCCGGTGGTGGCAATAGCAACGATCGATCAGCCACCGGCCATGAGGCCAGCTGTGCCGTGCCGTTCTTGAACATCGAGGGCCATGGGCCCCTGCACCTGTGGACCACTGAGCCCCCGGCACCGTTGGATCTGTGGATCTCAGTGCACGGCCAGACGCTCACCAAGCTGCAGTACCTGGCCGTTACCCGGTTCGATGGTGACACTGATCTGGCGCTGGGCTACCTGGGCTTGGCCGGGCCCGGCTTGACCCCATCCGGCTGGGTGGAAAGCCTGCCACCGGCTGAGATCCCACGTGATCCCAGGGATGACATGGGATCTGGGATGACAGCGACCGATCAACCAAGCCCAGAGCCAGATCTGGTGCCGGATATGTCTGATCCCAATGATCAACTTGAGCCTGATGTCAGAAAGCCCCTGACCAGCGAAAACGTCTCATCCCATGATCCCAGCCCCCTAGTAACCGGGGATCTGGGATCAGACAGCCACCGTGACCCTTTCTGGCGCGCCGATGAGACGGCTGAGATCCGGGAGTTGATCAAGCAAGCTGCCAAGCGTCAAGAGGTTGAGGCCAGGGCCAGGGAGCTACGTGAGTACCGGATCTCAGGTGGCACTCTGCGGATGCGGATCAAGGCAGCCAGCTCGATCATGACGACGGCTGTAGAGGCCTCTGTGGCTCATCGCGCCGATGGGGTGGCCATCCTGTACCGGGGCCGGGTAAACACCATCTGGGGGCCATCTGAGAGCGCTAAAAGCTGGTTCTCACTGTGCTGTGCCATCGACACACTGAGCCGGGGTGGCTCTGTCCTGATCATCGACACTGAGGATGATGAGTCTGGCTTTGACAGCCGGATGACTGCCATTGGCTGGCCTAAGCACCCAAGGGCCAGCTACGTACAGCTGATGATGGCCCCTACCTCGATCGAGCGTGATGAGCTACTGGCAGCTGCCAAGGCAGCTGATCTGGTGGTGGTCGATTCGCTTGATGGGTTGCTGGCCATCCTGGCTTTGGAGAGCAACAACGCCACGGCTGTCCGTACAGCTGGGGCCATGCTCAAGCAATGGGCCCAGGCTGGCAACGCTGCAGTGTTGGTGGTGGACCACAGCACTGAGAAAGTTACTGAGGGCAAACCGGCAACGGCCATGGGCAGCTCAGCCAAGAAACAACTGATTGATGGCGTGATGCTCAGGGCCGATCGTGAGACTGAGTGGAAGCCCCAAGCCCTCTGCACAACGATGATCATGCTGGGCAAGGATCGACACGGACAGGTCAAGCAATGGGCTGAGTATAAGAGTGATGCACCTGGGGAGCGTGCCTTTGGCCGGTTGGCCAGGCTGCAGATGGTCAGCTCAAGCCCTGACACACCAAGCGTTCTCAGTCTGCTCAGGCCACCCAGCTATACCGATATGCCTGAGACTCTCATCCGGGCAACCAAAGATGAGATCAAGGCCATTGAGGGCCAGCTACTCACAGCCCTGATCGATGCCAAGGGCAAGCTACTCAGCCGTACCGATCTGCTGGCCGTGGCTGGGGATAAGAACGATCGAAAGGGCTACAGCCAGATACTCGATGCCCTGGCAGAACGCAACCCACCAGAGGGCTTGCTGGGGGGCATCAAGGTGCACATCAGCAAGCACGGCCAAGAGACTCGATACCACTACAGCTGGGAGAGTCCAGACACCAAGGGAGACAGCACAGATGACTAGGACAACTACGGCAACGGTTGAGAGTCTGCAGGCCTCAGTAAGAGTGCTCATGGTGGGCAATCGGCAAGTGACAGCATCGATGGCCAAACAACTCGATGAGGTTGAGCCACATCAACTAATCCCAATGGGCCGGGTAGTGCTGGGTGCGAGAGATCCCCAGTGGCCTGAGATCACAGTTGTTGGCGCACACCGGGTAACCAGTGAGCTGGTGCGCTGCACTGTGGTTGGTGAAAGCTGGTTTGGCAGGGCTGCTGATCCTGATTGGGACTGGGCTGAGGCTCAGCCTTTGCTCATCCTGGGGGGCTTGCGATGACTAACGCGCTGGCCAAGGGCACGCGCTGGCGCAAGGCCGTACAGGATTGGTTCACCGGCATCGGCTATGAGTGCGTGGCCAAGGCATGGATGCAACCTGGGGATGACATCACAGCTGTGAGAGGGATGTTGGCTCTCAGCGTTGAGTGCAAGGATCATCGAGCGCTGGCCATCGGCACGTGGGTGGACCAGGCAGAGCGCCAGTGCCCAGAGGGTCAGATCCCGATTGTGGTGGCACATCGACTGGGGCACAGCAGAGCAGAGGATGCCTTTGTGATCATGTCTGCTCACACCTTTGGTGACCTGTTGGAATCACTGTGATCAATCGACTCTGCTACTGGCTCAGGGCACGTCGGTGCACGTGCCGGGGGTATCCCAAGCGCTTTGCCGGTTGCACGGTGCAGATCGGTGGCATGGTTCACCAGATCGATGGGCCCTGCTACCTCTGTGACACATACGGCCAGCCGCTATGAAACCCGTTGCGCGACATACGATGTGGGGCGGCCGGCCGTTACACACAGTAACGGGCGCAACAGGTTTGGGACCGTAGATGACTGAGGGGGGCCCAACCGGTGGCTTGCTGGTGGCCATTGCCATCTGGGTATGGCGTCATCGCAGACCATGGCACGGCAAGCACAGCAGAGGCTTTCATCGCAAACGTGGGAAGCATGAGGATGATCGGGATGAGAGTGCTTGATCTCTACTGTGGCGCTGGTGGCGCTGGCCATGGCTACTGGCTGGCCGGGCACTCAGTGCTGGGGGTGGATCTCTGGCCACAGCCTGAGTACCCACATCCGATGATCGAGGCAGACGCGCTGAGCTTTCTCAAGCTGGGTTACCTGGGATCGTTCGATGTGATCCATGCCAGCCCACCGTGTCTGGCCAGCACAGCCCTCAACAAAGGCACCAACGGCAGAGCCAGGATCGATCTCATTGCCAAGACACGCGCTGCACTGCAGCGCACTGGGCTGCCCTACGTCATCGAGGGAGTGAGGCTGGCCAAGCTGAGGCCTGATCTGATCCTGTGTGGGGAGATGTTCAAGCTGGGGGTACTGCGGCACCGGCACTTTGAGCTGGGTGGTGGGCTCTCGATTCCCCAGCTCGATCACGTACCGCACCGGGGCCGGGTACGCGGGTACCGGCACGGCCAGTGGATCGAGGGCCCGTATCTGCAGGGCTATGGCCAAGGTGGGGGCAAGCCCAGCGTGACTGAGCTGGGTGAGGCCATGGGCATTGACTGGATCACTGATCCAGTGGCACTCAACCAAGCAATCCCACCGGACTACACCAGATGGATTGGCGAATCATGGACGATCTAGAGCGTGAGCTATCGATCTTGCTCAACCGGCATCATGCCGAAAAGCCAAGCAACACACCGGATTACACCCTGGCCCATTACATGATTGGCTGCCTCGATGCGTTCACTGAGGCAACCGTCAAGCGTGATCAGTGGTACCTGGGTGCCGGGCATGTCCACCACATTGGAGAGAGCCCGGTATGACAGACCAGGATGTGGCAGAGGCCATCTCAAGCGATGCCAAGATCAGGATTGCTGCCGTTAACACTGTGATGCAACACCTCTCGATGTTCCCCAGCTCGATGGCTGCAGAGGATCTGTGGGAAAACAACCCAGAGCTGACAGAGATCGAGGCTGAGGCAGCTGGGGAGTTGGCTGATCTCATAGCCATCTCGATCTCTGCAGGGATCGGGGCCATGCCGTGACGTGCTCAGTCTGTGGATCGGTCACCACCCAGATCTGTACCGATCCGACGTGCTACACCAATAGCCCAGCTCACCACCCAGCTGATCGGTTCAAGGTGGTGGATGCCATCACCCAGGCAGCCATCAAGCTGGGGTGGCTGCCCATCTGGGCTGAGTCCGGTGAGCAATTGGTAACCCTGACAGTGAGGCCAAGGACATGAGCTATGACGATGATCAGACAGTCAAGCTCAGGGTGAGAGCCCTTGAGCTGACAGCACCCATAGCTGGGCCCCAAGGCCCAGCTGGGCCAGCTGGCCCCAAGGGTGACACCGGGGCCCAGGGCCCGGCCGGTACACCGGCACCGGCCATGTTCAAGCAAGCCGGGGGTTACTCAACCAATGGCACTGGTGACATCTCGATTGCCACAACCGGTGTGGCCCCATCCGTGGTGGTGTCCATGATCGAGGCCAGTGGTGCCTACTTCACCACCAGGATCTCAGGTGCCCCAGCTGGCAATGCGTGGATCAGGGTGTGGCAAGCCGGTGGCCAGCCACTACCTAACGCTTTCATCTTGATGTCAATCGTGGCGTGGTGAGAATGAGCCTGAGTCATTGGGCTTTCGCCCTGGGTGGATTCATGTTGGGTGCAGCGCTGGTGCTGTGGTGGTGGTACTGGGCAGACGGCAGGAGGGATGAGGATGAGTATCGAGGCAGAGCAGATGTACCGGGAGTGGATCAGGCTCAATGGTCCACTGACCCCGATGACGGTGGTGGACCTGATCAGCTGGGTGATTACTCAGGCCAGACGTCATGAGGCTGAGGGCCACCGGCACATCACCATCACGGACAGGGACGATCTGACCCAGCTGGGGTATGAGCTGCACCAGGATGGCGGGTACCACAGACGCGCTGAGAGTCCCTGAGATCGATTGGCCGGGGGATAGCCCCCGGCTGATCGTTGCCCTACGGCCCAGCTGAGTGCCACCCTGTGGCTGTGGGAAACAAGCCGGGGGTAGTTGTAACCAGGGTGGTGGCCAGAATAGGTGGGCCCTGCTTGGGATACCGGGCACGGTGCGTGGCCTGCCGTTGGTGCTCAGCTCGATACCAATCACCGGATCAAGCCAGAGCTGTGGGCAGAGAGCACAGGGGCACCCATGCCACCCAGATCCCGTAGGCCACCACCCATCAAGCGCACATCGGGTGACAGCTTCACCAGAGCAGACCGGCTCACGCTGGCTGAGATTGCTGGCTGGCATTGCCAGCTCTGTGGCAGGCCACTGCAGGCCACCGATCCCAAGGCCCCTGACTACCTGATAGCCGGACATGTGGTGGCTCATCAGGATGGGGGCAGACCGGTACTGGCCAACGGCCGGGCAGAGTGCCAAGCCTGCAGCACCACCATTGGTGCAGCGCAAGGGAACATCAAAGCCAAGCGCGATTGGATCGAGCTACAGGACCAGCTACGCCAGGCTAGGGCAGAGGTACAACGGTACGAAAATATCGTTGCGACACAACAACTCTCAGTCACAGAGCCCGGTTTTTCGACAGGCCCCCCCAGCCAGGAAAGGCCGCCCCTTTCCGTCCCCATCCCCCAGACCCCCGGGAGCCCTGCAGCTAACCCCTTGGGGCCCAACGGTTCTCATGATCATCGGCCGGCAGACCCACAACCGTTGCTGCACAAGGATTCTCAGCCCTCTGAGTTCAAGGAAGTGGAGTGGATCGAGGGAGAGGGCCTCTTGATCGTTCCTGAGAATGCTTGCTGGCCAAGGTTTATGACTGGGCCTCATCCGGACGCTATCGGATCGTATGGGGCTGAGCTGGCTCAGTTTGCCGTTGATCGGACAGGAAAGCCCTTGGACTGGTGGCAACGGCTGATCTCTGCACGCATCCTTGAGCACGATGCTGATGGGGTGCTGGTCTGGCAGGAATGGATCTTGAGCGTGGCCAGGCAGCTGGGCAAGAGCTACTGGTGGCGTGAGCTGTGTCTGTGGCGGATGTCCAAGGCTGATGAGATCGGTGAGCCCCAGGAGATCCTGCACATAGCCAACAAACTCAAGGTGGCCAACAAGATCCAACGGCCTGCCAGGGCTTGGGCTGAGACTCAGGATGGCTGGGATGCCCGGCACGGCAACGGAGTGCAGGAGGTACGGCACGGCCTGAGCACGTGGGCCCTGAGCACGGCTGAGGGAGCCTACGGGGCAACGATCTCCCTAGCTGGGGTGGATGAGGCCTGGGACATCCCAGCTGAGCACATTGACGATGGTGTGGTCCCGACGATGCTTGAGAGCAAGTGGTCCCAGCTGGGGATCATCAGCACAGCCCACCATCTGGCCACTGATCTGGTGATCAACCGACGTGCCGGGGCCATGAAAGGTGATGGCACGTTGCTCATCGAGTGGTCTGCCCGGCCCTGGCTGGCGCTCGATGATCGAGCTGGGTGGAGACAGGCAAGCCCCCGGTGGACTCCCAAGCGTGAGGCCCAGCTAGCGCGTGAGCTGGCCAGGGCCCTGAGCACCCAGAGCCTCAGTACCGATCCGGTGGCGTTCTTTCGCTCCCAGTACCTCAACCAGTGGCCGAACAAGCCAGCCCAGAGCCTTACCCGGCCGGGGCTGCCGTTGCTGCCTGAGGGCACCTGGGCAGAGCTGGCCGGTGATGCCGACACTCCCGGCTCAGTGGCCTTTGCCGTTGAGGACATGGCTGGCCGTGGCGTGGCCGTGGCTGCAGCTGGGAGAGCCCAAGATGGCCGGATCGTGGTGCAGGCCTTTGAGCTGGGTGATCGGTCCGTGGCCTTTGAGTGGATCGGGATGCACAGCCGATCCCGGCCCGGTTGCTCTGTGATCGTCGGGCCCAGCCTGCAGAATGACCCTCAGATCGAGGATCTGGGCATCCCGGTGGACATCAGCACCTATGCCGACACCAAGGCCTCTCTGAGTGCCCTGAGGCAGCTGGTGAGCCGTCGAATGGTGATGCACGCCAACTCACCCAAGCTGGCCGATCAGATGACGATGTGTCGCGTGGTGGAGCCCCCAGCTGGGGGAATCAGGGTGATCAGCTCAGACCCATGGGACCTGATCCGGGCAGCCAGCTGGGCCGTGACCACCATCGAGCGTGAGCGTAGGGCTTTGAACATCTGGTGATCTGGGTACTGTCCGTGGGCTCTCACCCAGCCCCCGACTGGCCATGATCGTGCTGGGTGAGAGTCCATACCCTGAGAGACACAGGGGCCCTTAGCGTGGCACTGAGAGCCTCTTGGGACCACTGGTTTGAGATCCCAGCCCCAGATCTCATCCCAGGCCTCTGACCAGGGAAAACGAGTCATCCCAGATCCCTCCCACCTATAGTGCCCTGGGATCTGGGATGACCCCTGGCACAGCACATCCCACGAGATCCCTGGGATTAGCTGGGATCTGGGATGAGATCGAGGCCATATAGCCCCTTTGCCCCTGTCTCGCAAGAGAGGCAGAATGATGATCTATGGCAGATACACCGGGTAACCACAGCCGATCTCTGCCACCCCCGGATGACCCTCGATCCGCCACCCCCAACGCCAATGAGCCCATGGGCACGGTGAGCCCTACCTACCCCGGTGTGCCCACGGTGCCCAGCCCTGCAGATCTGCCCACCGGTACAGCTGGGGTGCCCGGCCAGTACGACAATCTTGGCGTTGGCGGGACTCACGTGATGTACCCGGCCGACAATCCGCCACCGGGCATGATGCCCTGGGCTGGCTGGCCGGTGGAGTGGCAGCTGCCCAACATGCTCAGCGCAAGCCCCCGGTGGATGGGTGGTGGCACTGACATTGTCTGGACAGCCATCGACCGTAACGCCACGGCCATAGCTGACATGCCGGTGGTGGTCAGCAGGAACGGTGCCAAGCAAGCAAGCCCCAGCTGGCTCAACAACCCCAGCCCAGAGCTGTACAGCCAGTGGGCTGAGTTCATGCGCCAGTGCTGCTGGGCCTACTGGGCAACCGGTGAGATCTTCATTGTCTGCACCAGTCGCTTTGCCGATAGCGGGTACCCACGGACGTTCATGATGCTTGACCCATGGATGGTCAACGCTGAGATTCTCGATGGGGTACGGCACTACACCATCAACGGCCACGATGCCGATGCTGAGATCTTGCACATCCGGTACAGCTCATGGCCTGGGGATGCCAGGGGCCATGGGCCCCTTGAGGTAGCCGGTGAGCGGACAGCTGCAGCTCGGGCCCTCATGCTCTATGCGTCCAATCTGGCCAGCTCTGGTGGTGTGCCCTGGGGCATCCTCACCAGCAAGATGAGGATGAGCAAGGCTGAGAGCGAAAAGCTCAAGAGGCAATGGATCGAGGCATCCCGATCGAGGCTAGGGGCCCCGGCCATCCTTGATGCGGATCTCAATCTACAGATCACCCAGACCACGCCACGTGACATGACCCTGACCGATCTGCAGAAATTCGCAGAGGCCAGATTGGCTGTGCTGCTTGGTGTTCCGCCATCAATGCTGGGGTTGCCCAGTGGCTCAGACTCTCTCACCTACACCAACACCAACAGCATCTTTGACTACTGGTGGCGGATCACACTCAAGCCCCACGGTGGCTACATTCTCAAGGCCATCTCTGAGTGGGCTCTGCCCGGCCATGTTGACCTACTGCTCAATGCCGACAGCTACACCCAGCCATCGGCTCTTGAGCGGGCCCAGTATTACCAGATCATGGCTGCCCTTGGTGCCATTGGAGTCTCTGAGATCCGCGCTGCAGAGGGCCTGTCCGTTGACGATCAACCCAGCGCCATCCCTCAGCCCCAGACGGTTGCACAGTGAGAGGCCAATCATGACTGACCATGATCTCTACATCCGGGAGTTTCCAACGGATCTGGACATCCGTGAGCTGCCTGATGACGGCATGTTGGTTGAGGGCTTGGTGGTCCCTTTCGGCATCGAGGCAGACATCGTGGAGCCACGTGAGAGCGGGGTGATCCGGTACCGGGAGGCCTTTGCCCCCGGCTCTTTCGATCGCGCCATCAGGGCCCCCCACTGGGTTGCCTTGACGTACAACCACTCTGAGGACATGCCCAACCGGATGGGGCACGGCCGGGAGTTCCATGAGTCTGCAGAGGGCTTGGTGGGCATCTTCAAGCTCGATGCCACGCACGCTGCCCAGGCCAGGGACATCCTCACCGGCTCTCATCGAGCGTTCTCAGTGGGCTTTGTGTCCGTGGTCCCCCGGCCCCTGATCGAGCGTCCCAACTCACTGGTGATCCGTAAGAGCGTCATCCTGAGGCACGTGGCAGCCGTCCCAGCTGGGGCCTATGCCTCTGCAGCTGTCAGCTCGATCCGTGAGGATGCCGACGATGTACCGACCACCAATGAGTCAGCAGAGGCCGTGGCCAAGGCTGAGCTGGCCGATGTGTTCGCATTCATTGATCAGGCTGCCCAGGAACAGAAACGGTGGGATGCCTTGCTCAATCCGGATGCTCAGGTCTAGCCTCAGCCACGTACCAAACCGACACACCCAGCGACAGCAGAGACACCTACGGCTTGTGGGCACGGCCCCAAGTAGGCAGATCTGGCGTGAGTGGGCACACCGGTGAGATCCCAGCTATCAAAGGGTTTTCACCATGGATCAGATCAGTACCAAGCTCATTCAAGAGCGCCAGACGCTTGTGAGCCGGGCAGAGGACATCAAGACTCGTGCCTTTGAGGACAATCAGCGTGATCTGGTTGACACCGAAAAGAGCACGCTCATCAACATTCAAGAGCGCGTGCGCAACATCGATGCCCAGCTTGCGCTCACCACAACGGATCTCAAGCTGGCCGATGACACTGCAGCTGCCATCGCGCGCTACTCCGGACAGCCCCACGTGCCGGATGGCGGGCACCAGTGGCGCTCTGCCGGTGAGGCTCTCTGGGATTACATTCACCAGTACGACGATCGGGATGCACGTGAGCGCGTGCGTAGGTTCCAAGGCCGTGCCGCTGAGCACATGGGCACCAAGGCTGAGGTAACCGTGGCCACGGCCGGTGGCTTTGGTGGGCTCATCCTCAATCCGGTGGTGGGCCCTGTCATTGACACCAGCTGGGGTGGCACGCCATTCCTTGACCTGATCGGCCCTCTTCCGGCCCCCGGCCCTCTCAATTTCATGAGGCCCCGGATCGTTGACCCAAACCTCAACGATGGCGCTGGGCCCCAGACCGGCAGCAAGGAAAAGGCAGAGCTGCCCAGCAAGAAATTCGACGTGCTGGCAGATCCGGTGCAGCTGTCCACCGTGGGCAGCTACCTCAACCTGAGCTTGCAGGCAGAGGCACTGGTGGCCGGATCTCTTGATCTGGTGGTCACTCAGCTCAATCGACGCACGGCCAGGGCAGCTGAGAATGCCGTGGTGGCTGAGGCTGCCAAGACAACGGCTCAGGTCACCCTGGCAGCTGGGGCTGATGCTGCCACCACGCTGGCTGCCATCTATGAGGCTGCAGCGCTGGTGTTCACCACCACCAATGAGCTGCCCACGTGGCTGGCCATGGGGCCCAACGGATGGGCCCAGCTGGGGTCACTGGTGGATCTCGCTGGCCGTCCGATCTTCCCCAGCATCGGGGCCATCAATGCACCGGGCACCAGCGTGGCCAGTGGCTTTGGTGGCACGGTGGCCGGACTCCGGACCACGGTCACTCCCGGCATCACTGACACCACGATGTACATGGGCAATGGCGTTGGCATGGAGGCATATATCTATCGCTTCCCGGTGCTCTCCCAGGTTGAGCCCTCGATCTTGGGTCGTCAGATTGCCGTGGCAATCGCGCTGGGTCTGTACTCAGCCACCACCACTGAGGCTGGCCCCGGTGGCACCCCAGCTGCCCTCAAGGCAGGAATCGTCAAGATCGCCCCGTAAGCGAAAACCCTTGCGCTACATAGGGTCTGAGGCGGCCGGCGCACGGTCATCGTATGCAGCGCAAGGGTTTTCACCCATGCAACGAAAGAGGTAACGCTATGGGACGTTTGAGCCGTGAGGCCGGTGGCCTTGGGGAGTACAGCGATGACAACGCCAATGAGCAACCTGAGCCAGAGCTAGAGCCGGATGACGGTTGGCCGGTCATGGATCTGCCCCCGGTTGAGGATGATGAGGATGAGCCAGCATGACGGCAGCCGGGTACTACGACACCAGCTATCCACCCAGTCTCTTTGGGCCCCCAGCTGCCCTTGACCCATCGATCACGGCTCTCTTGCCAACCACGGTGGCAGCTGCAGCTGGGCCGACCACGGTGCAGGTCAATGGCACCAACTTTGAGGCTGGCTCTGTGATCGAGATCGATCAGGTTGCAGTGCCAACAACTTTCGTATCTGCTACCCGGTTGACCACCAGCTATGACCCCAGCGTGGCTGGCACGGTGGCCTTTACCGTGCGCAACCCCAGCAACATGGAATCAAACTCAGTGAGTTTCGTGGTGTCATGACAGCTGCCCTGGGGCCCAGGTTCCCGCCATCGTTTGTCTGGGATGGCAACCCAGCCGACGTGATCGAGCAAGCGCGCGCATATCTGGCGCTCAACGCCAATGATCCGGACATGGCACGGTTGGCCACGGTGACCGATGCCGCTATCGAGCTGGTGCGCCAGTACCTTGACGCGCCGTTGCCGTTCGATGATCTGGCCCAGACTGCCCCCATACCGGCCCCAGTCTTTCAAGCGTGCGTTTTCATCACGGTTGAGGGTTACCGGCGCAAGGACGCCACGTTTGGGCTCACAGGCTCATTCTCAGCCGATGGCATCCCGGTACGGATCTCCAACGATTGGCTGGCCCCGGCCCTCAACCTGTTGGCACCGTACAAAGAGGGCTGGGGGCTGGCGTGACCACCACTCAGGCCCGGCCGGTGATCAACGATGCCATGAGGCCCATCCTCGATGCCCTCACGGCAGCTGGGATCAGGGCCACCAACGATCTCAAGATGCTCAACCCACCGTGCGCGTATCTGGCTGCCCCAGAGCTGACCTTTCGATTCCGCAAAGGTGATTTCACAGCCACCTACTCGCTGCTACTGGTGAGCGCCAACACCAGTCGTCGGCTGGCTTTCGATGAGATCTCAGCTCTGCTCTCGCTGTGCCAGCAAGTGCTGGGTGAACGGGCCCAGACTGCCCGGCCGGTGGATGTTCCCACCAACGATGGCTCAGCTGTGCTGCTGGGCTATGAGCTTTCGTGGTCCGAAACGATCAGACAAACCCAAGGAGCGCCAGCATGACTGCACCAGCACCTACTCTGCCCACGGATACCGGCCAGCTCGGGCCGGGCACGCTCAAGGTGGGCCCGGTTGGTAGTGAGATCGACGTGTCCTGCTACATCAACAATGCCGGGATTGAGGTATCCAAGAACACCACGGATCAGACCTACAAGCTCTGTGGCGTTGCCCGGCCGGGGGTGACCACCTATACGTACACGCTGTCCGGCAATGTGGATGTTGATCTGGCCAATGATGCTGGCCTCATGGCTCTTTCGTGGGATGACGCGGGTAGCTCCCAGTCGTTTGAGTTCACCCCCAACGATGATCTTGGGGTGACGTTCACCGGCACCTTGACGATCGACCCACTCAACGTGCAGGGCAGTGAGTATGGCGCTGACATCACATCTGATTTTGCCTGGGTCTGTGTCGGTAAGCCCACGGTGGACCGTGGTGGCTCAGGTGGTGGCACGGTGGCCATTACCGGGGTTACGGCCGGTAGCCCCGGCTCATTCCAACCGGGCAACGCAACCATTCCGGCCAATCTCGCTGCCCTCAAGGCAGATCCGGTGGTGGGTGACGCTGTGCACACCGGGGCAGCTTGGACCACCGGCCAGAGTGTCAACCTGGGTACCGGGGCAGCTCACTGGGATGGCACGGCCTGGGTAACCGGTCTGGTGCCCTGAGATGGCCGGTGGGATCGAGGCAACCGTTAACGTGCCGGGGCTCAAAGATCTGGTGCGATTGATGCGCAAGGCTGGCGTAGACATGGCCGATCTCAAAGAGGCCAACAAGGCAGCTGGCAGCATCGTTGCCACCAGGGGCAAGAGTGTGGCCCCCAGGATGACCGGCAAGCTGGCTGCCTCGATCCGACCCAGTAAGACAGCAAGGAAAGCCGTTGTGCGAGCTGGGGGCTCAGGCATCCGGTACGCGCGCTTTCAAGAGTTCGGTACACGCAAGAACAGCGCCAAGCATTACCTGTACGGCTCTGCTGAGTGGACCCAGCCCCAGTGGGTGCCCAAGTATGAGCATGACCTGTCCGTCATCATGTCAAGGATCAGAGGGAGTTAGACCGGTGCGCAAGCTAGAGATCCATGTGGTGATGGATGACGGTACAGAGCACGATGTCTCAAGCCGATCGGCCGATTACGTGGCCTATGAGGCTGAGGCACGTAAGAGAGGCTGGGGCACGCTCTCTGACAGCCCCAGCACATGGGAGGCCTTCGTGGCTTACCGGGCCTTGAGCCGGACACGTGCTATCTCAATGCCTTTCGATCGATTCCTAGAGTCTGTTGACATCATCGAGGCCACCCCGGCTGAGACTGTGGCACTCCCAAAGGCACTTACGGCCGTCTCATCGTAGAGCTGGCCCTACGTACCCATATCCCGCCATCGGCTTGGCTGGCTGAGAGCGATGAGCTGATTGAGACAGCCGTGGCCATATTGATCGAGGGAGATGAGGCCAGTGGCAGGGGCAAGCCGGACACAGCTAACCGTAGAGATCCTTACCGACGCAACCAAGGCCGCTCAAGGGCTTAACCAGGCTGCCAGTGGCTTTGAGGCTTTCGCAGACAAAGCCAAGAAAGCCGTGGTGGGTGCCTTTGCCGGTGCTGCCATCGTGGGCTTTGCCAAGCAAGCCATCTCAGCTGCCTCTGATCTGCAGCAAGCCATGGGTGGCGTTGATGCTGTGTTCAAGGGCAGTGCTGCCCAGGTCCATGAGTGGGCAAGTGACACCAGCGACTCAATCCGGTTGCCCCAGGCAGAGTTTGAGCAACTGGCCACGATCATCGGCAGCCAGCTCAAGAATGCTGGCGTATCGATGGATCAGCTGGCCCCCAAGACAAAGAGCCTGATCCAGCTGGGGGCTGATCTGGGGGCCCGGTTCGGTACCACCACGGCCCAGGCCGTTGAGGCCCTGTCATCGGCCCTCAAGGGCGAGATGGACCCCCTTGAGGCCTATGGGGTCACGCTCAACGCTGCAGCTGTGAGCGCTGAGATCATGGCCATGGGCTTGGATACCAGCACCACAGCTGCCCAGCAATCGGCCAAGGCCCAGGCCACGCTCTCTCTGATCACCAAGCAATCAGCAGACTCTCAGGGGGCAGCTGCCAGCGAGAGTGACACTTACGCTGCAGCTCAAGAGGCCCTCAATGAACAGTTTCAAAACCTGCTAGCTGCCGTGGGTGGCCCCCTGCTGTCCACCCTGGCCACCCTGCTACACACCCTGGGTAGCTTGCTGCCCATCGTTGAGCCGTTGCTGGTGGGAGTCTCCAAGCTGGCCGTGGCCCTCACGGACCTACCTACCCCAGCTCTGCTGACGATCGCTGCATTCTCCGGATGGATGGTGCTGCAACAGTTTGCAGCTGGGGCAGCGCTCATCCCAACCGTGATGCTCAATGCCCGCGTGGCCCTCTTGCTGGCCTCTGCAGCCGTCAAGACGTTCTTTGCCTCGATCGGCCCGGTGGGCTGGGCAATCCTTGGGATCGGTGCCCTGGCAACGGCTGTGGCTGTGTTCTCGCATGACAGCCAGGACGATCTCAAGGCCGTTGAGGACAGCTACGCATCAATGGTGGATGCGTTCAAACAAGGTGGGCTGGCCAAGCTCAAGGAATCGATCTTTGATGCCGCTGCAGCTGGGGGCTTGGACAAAGCCCTACAGAATGCCGGTATCTCGATGCAAACCTACGTACTGGCATCCGTGGGGGCAGCTGGGGCCTCTGAGGATCTGGCTGCCCAGGTCAAGGCATCCACTGAGACGATCTTTGACCAGGGCAAGGCCTTTGGGGACATCGGTGACGCTGCCAAGGCAGCCGGGATCTCACAGCTGACCTTTCTCCAAGCCGTGTCCTCTGGGGATCTCACGGCCACCACGGCAAAGATGCAGGAATACGCCAACTCTCAGTCTGAGCTGACCGGTAACACTCAGACCGGCATTGACATCATGAACAAGTGGAACGATTCCACCAAGAACGGCCAGGCCACGGCTGCCGCTCTCATGAACGTCAACAGCTTGGCAGCTCAGACCCAGGAAAAGCTCTCAGCCAGCCTGGGTGCTGCAGCTGAGAAAGCCAAGGCACTGGGCACGGCCCAGGGCGATGCCGCTGCAGACACACTGGCCCTGGCAGCTGCCCAGGCCAAGCTCAAAGAGGACACGGACGCTGCCAAGAAAGCCACTGAGAGCACCGGGGCCACAACGTTTCTCACGGCCATGAAGAACGAAACGGACAACGCCAACCGGGCTCTTGAGATCTTTCTGGCCACGATCGAGAGCTACACCCAGCGCAATGAGGCAGCTGAGGCTGGCACCGTGGGCTGGGTCAGAGGGCTGCAGGATGCCGGTGAGGCCCTCAAGAAAATGACGGAAGAGGGCACGGTATCTGTTGATGCGCTGGCCAACTGGGATGTGACAGCGCTGCAGGCCACCAAGGCCAGCCAGGCTGCCTATGACGCGCTCAACGATCAGGCATCGAGCTATGCCGCTGTGACCACCGGGGCATTCAATGCTGCCGGTGGAGCTGCCAACCTTGAGGCAGCCACGGCAGCTGCCACCACGGCTGCCAACAACGCTCATGCTGAGTTCCTGCAGATGGCCATGGCAGCTGGGCTCACTGAGGCCCAGGCCTCTGCTCTGGCCAATCAGCTGGGGATCTTGGATGCCACCCAGATCGACCCCAAGGTGTTCCAACTCATCGCTGAGGATGAGGGAGCCCGGCTCAAGCTGCAGCAACTACAGGCCCAGGGCATCGACCCCAAGACAGTCACGGTATCGGCCGTGACCGATCCGGCCACTGGTGCTGTCAAACAAATGTTGAGCTACATCGATGCCTCTGGCGCGACTGTCAACGTTGATGCCACGGTGAACGATGCCACCGGCCAGATCGGCAAGGTTGAGAGTGGCAGCTATGACGCCACAGTCAAGACAGATGCCGACACCAGCAAGGCCACCAGTGACATCAACAAAACGGCCAAGGATCAGTACAACGCCACGGTCAAGGTGCAGGCTGATCTCAACCAGGCCAACTCCCAGGTAGCTGGCCTGATGAGCAACATCAATGCCCAGGTGGCCAGGGTCAATGTGCAAGCCGTTGACCAGGCATCGAGTCAGATCCGGGGCATCACCAACGCTTACTACCAAGCCACCATCACGGTGAGAGCAGATACCTCCCAGTACATGTCAACGTTCAACTCTCTGCCCACCACGAAAACCATTACCCAGCAAGTGGTGACGGTAGCTGCCCCGGCACCGGCCCCCAGCTTGATGGCAGCTGGGGCATCGGCCAGCCCCCGGCTGGCCACTCCCACCACCAGTGGGGCACCGGTCACGATCAACATCTCTGGGGCTCTCGATCCGGATGCCACGGCCAGGCAGGTATCAAACCTCATGCGTACCCGGACACGTCGAGCTGGGGCAGCTCACATGAGCGTGACGATATGACGAAAAGCCTTGCACGCCATAGGGTGTGGTCCGGCCGGCGGCTACACACAGTAACGGGCGCACGGGATCTCGCATCATGACCCAGCCCCTTAACACTCCCCCCACGTGCTCTGTCTGGATCGATGGCACCCGGATGGCCGATGGGCAGCCGGGGGAGCCCGACGATGCCCCCTGTGTGCTCACTGATCTCAAGATCACCTGGGGCAGAGGCAGCACCATCGATCAGCCGGTGCCCGGATCGGCCACGTTCAAGGTGCTGGATCTGGCCGGTGGGCTCAGCTTTCTCGATGTGATCAAGCTGGGATCGGCTGTGGGCATCCGGACTGAGGGCACGGTCTGGGACGATCCAACCGTCTCGATGCTGCCGGTGGGCTTTGACACGGCCAGCTATTGGAATGCCACTCACGCCATGGTTGGGGACTCACTGCAGATTGAGCCCCAGGGGCCCGGCACTGGTGGTGTGCTGGTGGTGCTGCCCCCAGCTGCCTACAGCTCAGATCCATCGGCTTGGAATGAGATCCCGCGTAGCAAGGCTCACCAGACATGGCAGCTGTCTGGCTCAGTCACCCTGCAGACCGATCTGGGTACCGCGCGTCAAGTGATCAAGATCCTGCCGGTGTACTACGGCAACCCCGATGGCTCTGATGCTGTGCTGGGAGATCCCATCTTGGTTGTGGGCCCGGCCAAGGTTGGTCCCTGGCCGTTCACAGTGGATTTCACCCCGGCTGATGATGTCTGGGTCGGCATCCGCTATGAGCTGTGGCCTACCGGCCCCCGGTGGATGGATCTGGCTGCCTCTCTCAGCTGGGAGAGCCTGGGAGCCCAGCCCCAGTGGGATGAGCTGGCTACGGCCATCCTGGGGCCCCCTACGTTGCTCGCACCGGCAGCTGGGGTGACCAGGACAGCTCTGGTGTTTTCCGGACACGTAACGGATCTGGTTGCCAGCTATGACACCGGCATCGGGGGCACGGTGGTGGATGTCATTGCATCGGATTACATGGCAGAGCTGGCCAATCGGTACGTGGGTGATGCCCCCTGGGGGGCTGAGTCCCTGGGCTCACGGTTCTCCCGGATCTTGAGCGTGGCCGGACAGGGCATCAATCACGATGTGGACCCTGCCCCAGCTGCTCTCACGGTGAGCTACCGGGATGTGGACTCCCAGCCGGTAGCTCGATTGCTCCAAGAGCTGGCCATCTCTGCAGCCGGGGTGCTGTGGTCTGCCACCAATCTGGTTACCGGTGAGTTTCTCTGGCTTGAGGACATCGGCAACCGGGTAGCGCTCAACATCCTGACGAAAGATCCCGATGGATGGATCAGGGTGCACCCAGCTGGGGCCGATGTCACTGGGGCAGTGACCATCTCTGCCTGCAGCCTCTTGCTTGAGCCGGTGGAGTGGGAGCAGACCTATGCGGACTACTCAACCCAGGTGGGACTCATGTGGCTGGATCAGGTCTATGACCCTGGGCCCCCGGCTGTCATCAAGCCCACCGGCCGTGAGATCACGGTGGTGGATGCTGCCTCAGAGGCACTCACCGGCCGACGACGGTTGAGCGTGTCCACCCAGCTGGCTCTGCAGACAGAGGCCCAGACCATTGCCAGCACCATCCTTGCCCGGCTACGGGTGCCCGGCTGGCGCGTGTCCGGGCTCACCTGGGAAATGGACCCCCATGAGCCACTCACTCAGGCAGAGCTGGGGGTGATGCTGACCATCCTCGATGGCACTACCCGGATCGGTCTGCCGATCCTGCTCACTGATGTTCCGCCATGGTCACCCATGGGCAGTGCCGATCAGATACCGCTCTACCTTGAGGGAGCGAGATTCACCAATCACAACGGGTATTGGAAGATCGAGCTACTGACATCCGATGCCCACAACCAGGGCACGGCAGCCATCCCATGGACAGCTCTCCCAGCTGATTGGCTCTGGACTCAGTTTGACCCATCCGTGAGCTGGGATGCCTTGGCCGGGGTGAGCATCCAATGACCAACTACAGAAAGGCTTGAGATGGGACAGACAGCAGGTGGCCTGCCATGGCCAGAGCCCTCGATGCCGGTGAGAGATGGGGCACTGGCCATCCGGCAGCTGGCAGAGGTTCTAGACCCCAGGATGGCCCACAGTGATGGGGGGTTGCCGATCAGGATAGTTGCCAGCTCAGGTGGTTACACCACCAATCAGTTTGGCGGGGTGGCCATCCCGGTGCCATTCCAGACTGTGGTGATGGGGCAGGGTAATGCCCAGGCCACTGCCTATGGCTACTCATGGAATAGAGATCCATCCGCACCGGCTGGCAATGTGTGGTTTCAATTTACCGATGTGGTTGCTCATGCCGCCACACCCAATGTCTTTGCAATTATCGACTGGATAGCGATGGGGTACTGATCATGACTGCTACCTGTGTTAATCCTGAGTGCTCTGAGAATGGCATTGCCAAGGGCATGGCCCCCGGTACTACCCTGCCGGTTGGCATCATCATCCGGTGTGGTGTGTGTGGCTCAGAGTGTGAGATGAGTGAGCCAGATGCCGAATAAGTGGGCAGCCGACGATGCCGATTACCGGCTGATCTGGCTGCACCTTGAGCGCCAGCGTGGCCTTGATCCCCAGCGCTTTCTACGGCTTGATGATGGCCGAATTGTGCGGGTAGGTCATGACGCTGAGGGAGAGGCTGACGATGAGCACCAGTGACGATTACCGGGCCGTTGTCACCCAGCTGAGAGCCTGGGGGTTTTCCGTCACTGAGTGGTCAGGGTGCTATGGCCGTAGCAATGGTGGTGGGTGGAGCGCTGGGGTACCGGTAGGCCATGTGAACCATCACTATGTCTGCAGCCTCAATCCGGACCAGGGATACATCAACAACCTGTGTGCCAATCTGGCCAATGGCAGCGTGGTCAATTGGTTTGCCGATGTGCATGGGGTGGCCTACCTGATCGGTACCGGGCCCATGAACCACGCGGGCACCGGCAATCAATCGGTGCTTGATCGGACCAGGAACGATCAGCCCCCGGCCAGCAACCCAGCTGGGGCAGCTGGATCGATCTCAGGCAACTCCCACTACTCCGGTACGGAGTGCCAGCATCCTGGGGACTCAACCCCATGGCCAGCCCCGATGCTTGATGTGATGGTGGCCATCAACGCTGCAGAGGCCTTGGTCTGGGGATGGTCGGAAAACCGCGCCATCAACCACAGCGAGTGGAGCAATCGAAAGATCGACATGAGCGCTGGTGGCGGGATCAACTCAGACGGTTGGTCAGCTGCAGAGCTACGTAGGCGAGTGGCAGCTCAGATGGCCGGGAGCACCGGCCCAGTACCCCCAGAGCCCGAACCGACACAGGAGGATGACGAGATGATGCAGCTGCTCAAGATCGCTGGGGGTGACGGCAAGATCTATGCCGCCAACGTGACCGGCCGACGTTTCTACTACATCGGCAGCCCTGACAGCCTGTATGCCAACCAGCTGGCCGGTACCTACTCACCGGACATCAAAGAGATCGACTCCGGACAGCTCAATCATGTTCGCTGGGCCTGTCAGAGCCAGGCTGACGATGATCCGGCCACCCCGATTCCGTGAGCTTGAGCACTGTACAGCTGTTCGAGGACTCGAGAATTTTGATCATGAGAATGAGCGAAAAGCCTTGCGCCACATAGGGTCTGGGGCTGCCGGCCGGTAGCCACTGATGTCCGGGTTAATGGGATGTTTGAGTCCTCGAAAGTTCCATTAACCCGGACATTGGTATGATGGCCTTTCCACCCCAGCAAGCCAGCCGGGGTGGGCCCCTGACCTG